CTGGCAAGGCTGGACAGGCTGGAGCAGATTGCGTTACCCGGATTTGATAAAGGCATTTCAGCCTGACATAGCCATGCGCCGTATCGTCGCCGTATTCCTGCATTAACAGAGACCGCAGCCCGACAGGGAGACTCCTCTGCGCGAGTGTGCGGGGATAATCAAAAACGATGCACACCGGGGTTTACCGCGTTAACGGAGCGCGGCGTTGTCCCCTCATAGTCGCTCGTCCGGTGCGATGGTGGAAGAAACTGGATTTTGTTGCAACTGATAACCATTATCATTTTCTCGGGTCCTTTCCGGCATATGGACCCGTTACGGGGCGGCGACCTCGCGGATTTTCACTATTTATGAAAATTTTCCGGGATCCATGTCCGGTTTCTCTGCAAGTTAACCATATGAAAAATATAAAAACATGCTTTCCATGAACCGGACATGCGCAAAAAATAGACACTAAAACCGGACATGACCGGTTTTGTTGTGATTGTGAGGTGAGAGTTTTTGCGAGGTGAGGAGTGGCTACGCAGACTGAAGTTGCCAGGCATTTAAGTCTGACCGATCGCCAGCTTCGCAGATTGCAGAAATTGCCGGGTGCCCCGATATCGAATAAGCGAGGGCAACTGGATCTGGATGCCTGGCGCGATTTTTACATATCGTATCTGAGAAGAAGTAAAAACGATGTGCCTGATGGCGATAGCGAAGACGACTATGAGGAGAAATTGCTTATTGCCAGATGGGAACTGACAGCAGAACAGGCTGTTACACAGCAGTTAAAAAATGAGGTGTCAAAAGGAAAACTTATTGACACCGGGTTCTGTATTTTTGCCCTCAGCAAGCTGGCAATGGCGTTATCCAGTACGCTTGATTCCATCCCTTTATCCATGCAGCGACAGTTTCCTGATTTAACACCGCGCCATCTTGACCATCTGAAAACCCTTATTGCGAAGGGGGCAAATCAGTGTGCGCGGGCGGGGGATAAATTACCGGATTTACTCGATGAATATATCAGAGCAACAACTGAATAATATGATGAGTGCTGTCACAACAGCATTACAGCCCCTGATAAGGGCATTGCCGGTGACGCCAGTTGAATGGGCTGATCAAAATTATTATCTGCCTAAAGAATCTTCATATGGTGAGGGAGAATGGAAAACGCTGCCGTTCCAGATCGCCATCATGAACAGCATGGGGAATGATCAGATCCGGACTGTTAATCTGATTAAATCTGCCCGTGTTGGCTATACAAAGATGTTGCTGGGAGTCGCCGGGTATTTTATTGAGCATAAATCCCGAAACAGTCTGCTTTTTCAGCCCACGGATTCTGCCGCTGAAGATTTTATGAAGTCTCACGTGGAGGCGACGATTCGCGATGTTCCCTGCCTGAAAAAACTTTCTCCCTGGCTGGGACGTAAACATCGTGATAATACCATCACGCTGAAACGCTTTTCATCGGGTGTGGGCTTCTGGTGCCTGGGCGGCGCTGCCGCCAAAAACTACCGTGAAAAATCCGTGGACGTGGTCTGCTATGACGAACTTTCCTCGTTCGAGCCGGATGTCGAAAAAGAGGGCTCGCCAACCCTGCTGGGGGATAAGCGTATTGAGGGCTCGGTATGGCCAAAATCCATTCGCGGCTCGACGCCTAAAATAAAAGGCTCCTGCCAGATCGAAAAAGCGGCCAACGAGTCGGCGCATTTCATGCGTTTTTATGTGCCCTGCCCGCACTGTGGGGAGGCGCAGTATCTGAAATTTGGCGATGAGTCCACGCCTTTTGGCCTTAAATGGGAGAAGGACAGCCCCGAAAGCGTTTTCTACCTCTGTGAACATCATGGCTGCGTGATCCATCAGTCTGAGCTTGACCAGAGCAACGGGCGGTGGATCTGTGAAAACACGGGGATGTGGACCCGCGACGGTCTGACGTTTTTCAGCGCCGCGGATAATGAAATTCCGCCGCCGCGCTCCATCACATTCCATATCTGGACGGCGTACAGTCCGTTCACCACCTGGGTACAGATTGTCTATGACTGGCTGGATGCACTGAAAGATCCCAACGGCCTGAAAACCTTTGTGAACACCACGCTGGGCGAGACCTGGGAAGAGGCCGTGGGCGAAAAACTCGATCACCAGGTGCTGATGGATAAGGTTGTGCGTTACACGGCTGCGGTGCCTTCCCGGGTGGTTTATCTGACGGCGGGCATTGACTCGCAGCGAAACCGTTTTGAGATGTATGTCTGGGGATGGGCTCCGGGAGAGGAAGCCTTTCTGGTGGATAAAATCATCATTATGGGGCGTCCCGATGAGGAAGAGACGCTGTTACGTGTGGATGTGGCGATCAACAAAAAATACCGCCATGCAGACGGAACCGAAATGACCATTTCCCGTGTCTGCTGGGACACCGGGGGGATCGATGGCGAAATTGTCTATCAGAGGTCAAAAAAACACGGTGTTTTCCGGGTGCTGCCGGTAAAAGGTGCATCTGTTTATGGCAAGCCGGTGATCACCATGCCAAAAACCCGCAATCAGCGGGGCGTGTATCTGTGCGAAGTGGGGACGGACACCGCAAAAGAAATTCTCTATGCCCGTATGAAAGCCGATCCCACGCCTGCGGATGAAGCCACGTCGTATGCCATCCGTTTTCCTGATGATCCGGAGATTTTTTCGCAGACAGAGGCGCAGCAACTGGTGGCGGAAGAGCTTGTGGAGAAGTGGGAAAAAGGAAAGATGCGTCTGCTGTGGGATAACAAAAAGCGGCGTAACGAAGCGCTGGACTGCCTGGTGTATGCCTACGCGGCATTACGTGTGTCCGTGCAACGCTGGCAACTTGATCTGGCTGTACTGGCAAAATCCCGGGAAGAAGAGACGACCCGGCCAACCCTTAAAGAACTGGCAGCGAAGCTGTCCGGAGGAGTGAATGGTTACAGTCGCTGAACTGCAGGCGCTGCGTCAGGCGCGCCTTGATTTATTAACCGGTAAACGGGTGGTGTCTGTCCAGAAAGATGGTCGCAGAATTGAATATACGGCGGCCTCTCTGGATGAGCTTAACCGGGCGATCAATGATGCTGAGTTGGTACTGGGGACAACCCGCCGTCGCCGTCGTCCGCTGGGAGTGAGGTTATGAAACGAAAGCCTGTCCTGATTGATGTGAACGGCGTTCCGCTTCGGGAGAGCCTCAGCTACAACGGGGGCGGTGCAGGATTTGGCGGGCAAATGGCAGAGTGGTTGCCACCCTCGCAGAGTGCCGATGCGGCCCTGCTGCCCGCGTTGCGTCTGGGGAATGCCCGTGCAGATGATCTGGTGCGCAATAACGGAATAGCGGCCAATGCGGTGGCCCTGCATAAGGATCACATTGTCGGGCATATGTTTCTGATTAGCTACCGTCCGAACTGGCGCTGGCTGGGGATGCGGGAGACCGCGGCAAAAAGTTTTGTCGATGAGGTGGAGGCGGCCTGGTCAGAATACGCAGAAGGGATGTTTGGTGAGATCGACGTGGAAGGGAAACGCACGTTTACGGAATTTATCCGTGAAGGTGTGGGCGTTCATGCGTTTAACGGCGAAATCTTTGTGCAGCCGGTCTGGGATACGGAGAGCACGCAACTGTTTCGTACGCGTTTTAAAGCCGTGAGTCCGAAACGGGTGGACACGCCAGGACACGGTATCGGGAACCGTTTTCTGCGGGCCGGGGTGGAGGTTGATCGATATGGCCGTGCCGTTGCGTACCATATCTGTGAGGATGATTTTCCTCGCTCCGGGAGTGGACGATGGGAACGGATCCCGCGTGAACTTCCCACCGGGCGTCCGGCCATGCTGCATATTTTCGAGCCGGTGGAGGACGGGCAGACCCGTGGGGCCAACCAGTTTTACAGCGTCATGGAACGGCTGAAGATGCTCGATTCCCTGCAGGCAACACAGCTTCAGTCGGCCATTGTTAAAGCCATGTATGCAGCGACGATTGAAAGTGAACTTGATACCGAAAAGGCCTTTGAATATATCGCCGGCGCGCCACAGGAGCAGAAGGATAATCCGCTTATTAATATTCTGGAGAAGTTTTCCAGCTGGTATGACACGAATAACGTGACACTGGGCGGTGTCAAAATTCCGCACCTTTTCCCCGGTGATGATCTGAAACTACAGACTGCGCAGGATTCAGACAATGGATTTTCGGCGCTTGAACAGGCGCTGCTGCGGTATATCGCCGCCGGTCTTGGCGTTTCCTACGAACAGTTGTCCCGTGATTACTCGAAGGTCAGTTACTCAAGTGCCCGCGCCTCCGCCAATGAGTCGTGGCGCTATTTTATGGGGCGGCGAAAATTTATTGCGGCCCGGCTGGCCACGCAGATGTTTTCCTGCTGGCTGGAAGAGGCACTTCTTCGGGGGATTATTCGTCCGCCACGGGCACGTTTTGATTTTTATCAGGCGCGATCAGCCTGGTCACGGGCAGAGTGGATTGGTGCCGGAAGAATGGCCATTGACGGGCTCAAGGAAGTCCAGGAATCAGTGATGCGCATTGAGGCCGGACTGAGCACGTATGAGAAAGAGCTGGCGCTGATGGGCGAGGATTATCAGGACATTTTCCGCCAGCAGGTCAGGGAATCTGCTGAGCGGCAAAAAGCCGGACTCTCACGTCCGGTGTGGATAGCGCAGGCGTATCAGCAGCAGATAGCGGAGAGTCGCAGGCCGGAAGAGGAGACAACACCACGTGAGACGTAATCTTTCACACATTATTGCCGCAGCATTCAATGAACCGCTGCTTCTGGAGCCCGCCTATGCGCGGGTTTTCTTTTGCGCGCTCGGGCGCGAGATGGGGGCAGCAAGTCTTTCGGTACCACAACAGCAGGTACAGCTTGATGCACCCGGAATGCTGGCTGAAACGGACGAGTACATGGCCGGAGGTAAACGACCGGCCCGTGTTTACCGGGTGGTGAACGGTATTGCTGTACTGCCGGTGACAGGCACGCTGGTGCACCGGCTGGGAGGTATGCGGCCATTTTCCGGAATGACAGGCTATGACGGCATTGTCGCCTGTCTTCAGCAGGCAATGGCGGATAGCCAGGTGCGGGGTGTACTGCTGGACATTGACAGTCCGGGCGGGCAGGCCGCCGGTGCGTTTGACTGTGCTGACATGATTTACCGCCTCCGTCAGCAGAAGCCGGTCTGGGCACTGTGCAATGACACGGCCTGTTCTGCAGCCATGCTGCTGGCGTCGGCCTGCTCCCGACGGCTGGTTACCCAGACATCCCGTATCGGCTCCATTGGCGTGATGATGAGCCATGTCAGCTATGCCGGTCATCTGGCGCAGGCCGGTGTGGATATCACGCTGATTTACTCAGGGGCGCACAAGGTGGATGGCAATCAGTTTGAAGCGTTGCCGGAAGAGGTTCGCCAGGACATGCAGCAACGGATTGATGCGGCGCGCCGGATGTTTGCCGAAAAAGTGGCGATGTATACCGGTCTGTCTGTTGATGCAGTCACGGGAACAGAGGCCGCCGTTTTTGAAGGTCAGTCCGGCATTGAGGCCGGGCTGGCGGATGAATTAATCAATGCGTCGGATGCCATCAGCGTGATGGCTGCGGCGCTGAACACACATGATACAGGAGGCACTATGCCGCAATTAACTGCAACGGAAGCTGCCGCGCAGGAGAACCAGCGAGTGATGGGGATCCTGGCGTGTCAGGAAGCGAAAGGACGTGAACACCTTGCCACGATGCTGGCAGGACAACAGGGCATGAGCGTTGAACAGGCCCGGGCGATTCTGACCGCGGCAGCACCACAGCAGCCGGTGGCATCCACGCAGAGTGAAGCCGATCGCATTATGGCGTGTGAAGAAGCTAAAGGTCGTGAACAACTGGCGGCAACGCTGGCGGCGATGCCGGATATGACGGTGGAAAAAGCCCGCCCGATCCTGGCGGCTTCACCGCAGGCGGATGCCGGACCCTCACTCCGTGATCAGATTATGGCTCTGGATGAGGCAAAAGGGGCTGAGGCGCAGGCTGAAAAACTGGCGGCGTTTCCCGGAATGACGGTGGAGGCTGCCCGCGACATTCTGTCCTCATCGCCGGATAAAGCAGAACCGGTTTCTGCATCCACAACCGCCATGTTTGAACGCATCATGGCGAACCATTCACCGGCAGCCGTGCAGGGTGGCGTGTCACAGACGTCGGCAGACGGTGATGCGGACGTGAAAATGCTCATGGCCATGCCATGAAGTCAGTGCTGACTATCAATATGAGGTTTTTACAATATGGTAACGAAAACCATCACTGAACAACGTGCAGAAGTACGTATTTTTGCCGGTAATGATCCGGCTCATACCGCCACAGGCAGCAGCGGGATTTCTCAGGCAACACAGGCACTGACGCCCCTGATGCTGGATGAAGCCAGCGGGAAACTGGTGGTCTGGGACGGACAGAAAGCCGGTAGTGCGGCTGGCATACTGGTACTGCCGCTTGAAGGCACAGAGACGGTGCTGACGTATTACAAGTCGGGGACCTTTGCGACGGAGGCAATCCGCTGGCCTGAAAGTGTGGATGAACACAAAAAGGCAAATGCCTTTGCTGGCACTGCCCTGAGTCACGCGGCGCTGCCGTAACACGTTATCAGGCCACCGCGGTGGCCTGACTGATTTCTGAATGAAAGGAACTGATTTATGGGATTGTTTACGACCCGCCAGTTGCTCGGTTATACCGAACAAAAAGTGAAATTTCGTGCGCTGTTTCTGGAACTATTTTTCCGCCGTACGGTGAATTTCCACACCGAAGAGGTGATGCTGGACAAAATTACCGGAAAAACGCCGGTGGCGGCCTATGTCTCCCCGGTCGTTGAAGGTAAAGTGCTTCGTCATCGTGGTGGTGAAACCCGCGTGTTGCGTCCGGGCTACGTCAAGCCGAAACACGAATTTAATTACCAGCAGGCGGTTGAGCGCCTTCCCGGTGAAGATCCGGCTCAGCTGAACGACCCGGCCTACCGTCGTCTGCGTATCATTACTGATAACCTCAAACAGGAAGAGCACGCTATTGTGCAGGTGGAAGAAATGCAGGCGGTGAATGCCGTGCTGTATGGCAAATACACCATGGAAGGGGAACAGTTTGACACGGTTGAGGTGGATTTCGGGCGCTCTGAAGGAAATAACATTGAGCAGGCCGACGGTAAAAAATGGTCTGAGCAGGACCGTGATACGTTTGATCCGACGCATGATATTGACCTTTACTGCGATCAGGCCAGCGGTCTTGTGAATATTGCCATTATGGACGGTACTGTCTGGCGTCTGCTGAATGGCTTTAAGCTTTTCCGCGAAAAACTGGATACCCGTCGCGGCTCAAATTCACAACTCGAAACGGCAGTGAAAGACCTGGGGGCGGTGGTGTCTTTCAAAGGGTATTACGGTGATCTGGCCATTGTGGTGGCGAAAACGTCTTATGTGGCAGAAGACGGTACCGAAAAACGTTATCTGCCGGAGGGTACACTGGTCCTGGGGAATACGGCAGCAGAAGGCATTCGTTGCTATGGTGCCATTCAGGATGCGCAGGCGTTGTCCGAAGGTGTGGTGGCCTCTTCCCGTTATCCGAAACACTGGCTGACGGTGGGGGATCCTGCCCGTGAATTTACCATGACGCAGTCCGCACCGCTGATGGTGTTGCCGGATCCGGATGAGTTTGTGGTGGTACAGGTGAAATAATCCGGGAGCGGGGGCGAAATGCCCCCGTGTCTTTTTTCACAGGGGGCTGGATATGGCAACAAAAGAAGAAAATCAGAAACGTCTTCGTGAACTGGCTGGCCTGCTGGGGCGCGAGGCGGATATGTCGGGGAGTGCAGCGGATATCGCACAGCGTGTGGCAGAGTGGGAAGAGGAGGTTGCTGTTTCCCCGGAGGGCATTATGCACTCTGATGAGAGCGGGGCTGATCAAAATCACACAGACGATGGTGAGCAGTTGAACAACACGGATGCTCCGGATGATGTTAAAGCCGTCCGGGTACGGAAGTGCCTGCAAGTAATGGGGTATTGCCCGGAGACAGGTCGTCCCGTTGAGCTGGCGTTACGGGGTATGCGTGTTCTGGTGCCATCATCACTGGCAACGGCCATGATACAGCACGGAACGGCTGAATATGCGTGATTTTCAGAATGCCTTTGATGCTGCCCTCGCCGGGGTGGACAGTACGATCGTTGAAGTGATGGGGATCCGTGCGCAGTTCACCTCCGGAGCACAACGTGGCGGCGAAGTTCAGGGGGTTTTTGACGATCCGGAGTCGCTGGGTTTTGCCGGTGGCGGGGTCCGTATTGAAGGAAGCAGCCCGTCATTATTTGTGCGGACGGATACGGTGCGTGCCGTGCGGCGTGGTGACACGCTGACCATTAACGGCGAGATGTTCTGGGTGGATCGTGTTTCTCCGGATGACGGGGGAAGCTGTTATCTCTGGCTCAACCGTGGGCAACCACCCGCTGTTAACCGGCGACGATAAACGCAGGGTGAAATTATGGCGATAAAAGGGCTTGATCAGGCGATTGATAATCTGAGCCGGGTTCGTAAAAACGCCATTCCGGCGGCTTCAGCAATGACGATTAACCGCGTGGCCACAACGGCGATTAATCAGTCTTCATCACAGGTTGCCCGGGAGACAAAGGTACGCCGGAAACTGGTTAAGGAACGGTCCAGACTGAAACGGGCCACGGTCAGAAATCCGAATGCAAAAATTATCGTTAACCGCGGTGATCTCCCTGTGATTAAGCTGGGGATCAGAATGCTGGGGCGTCGTCCGGACAGCATACTCAAAGCCGGTCAGCATCGTTATCAGCGGGCATTTATCCAGCGATTAAATAATGGGCGCTGGCATGTTATGCAACGTCTTCCTCAGGCCAGATATGAGGAGGGCAATGACGACAAGGGAAGGAAAAAGCGTAATCGCCTTCCCATTCAGGTGGTGAAAATCCCGATGGCGGCCCCACTGAAACAGGCATTTGATGAGAATGTTGACCGTATCCGGCGTGAACGCCTGCCTAAAGAACTGGCATACGCGCTGAAACAACAACTGAGGATTGCGATAAAACGATGAAACACACTGACATTCGTGCCGCAGTGCTGGATGCACTCGAGCAGCATGAACACGGGGCGACGCTGTTTGATGGTCGCCCCGTTGTTTTTGACGAAGAGGATTTTCCTGCGATCGCGGTTTATCTGACGGATGCAGAGTATACCGGTGAAGAGCTGGATGCAGATACCTGGCGGGCCACACTGCATATTGAGGTGTTTTTACCGGCACAGGTACCTGATTCGGAGCTCGATCAGTGGATGGAAAGCCGGATTTATCCGGCGATGACTGCGATCCCTGCACTGGCAGGACTGATTACCACGATGGTTACGCAGGGCTATGAGTATCGTCGTGATGACGATATGGCGTTATGGAGCTCTGCGGATCTGACTTATTCCATTACATACGAGATGTGAGGACGATATGGCAACACCAAATCCCCTGGAGCCGGTAAAAGGTGCCGGTACCACTCTGTGGGTTTACAACGGCAAGGGTGATGCTTATGCAAACCCGTTGTCAGACGATGACTGGCAGCGACTGGCTAAGGTGAAGGATCTGACGCCGGGCGAGATGACGGCAGAACCCTACGATGATAACTACCTGGATGATGAAGACGCGGACTGGACCGCGACCGGGCAGGGGCAGAAGTCTGCAGGAGATACCAGTTTTACGCTGGCCTGGAAACCGGGAGAAGATGGTCAGAAAGGGCTTATAGGCTGGTTTGAAAGCGGGGATGTGCGGGCCTATAAAATCCGTTTTCCGAACGGCACGGTGGATGTGTTTCGTGGCTGGGTCAGCAGTATCGGTAAGGCCGTGACGGCGAAAGAAGTGATCACCCGCACGGTGAAAGTGACCAACGTGGGCAAACCTTCCGTGGCGGAAGAACGCAGCAAAATTACGCCGGTCACTGCAATTAAGGTGACACCGACATCCGGTACCGTGGAAAAAGGAAAAACAACCACCCTGACGGTTTCTTTTGAGCCGGAAAGTGCAACCGACAAGACGTTCAGAGCGGTTTCCGCCGATCCGTCAACGGGAACCATTGCTGTGAAAGATATGGTGATCACTGTGACGGGGATTAAGGCCGGAAAAGTGAGTATCCCCGTGATTTCCGGTAATGGTCAGTTTGCCACGGTAGCTGAAGTCACCGTTACTGAAGCGGGCGCTGCAGGGTAAACGGAGGTAATACATGTTTCTGAAAACAGAACAATTTGAATATAACGGTGTATCCGTCATGCTTTCTGAGCTGTCTGCGCTGCAGCGTATTGAGCATCTTGCCCTCCTGAAACGGCGGGCAGAAGAGGCTGAAGCCAGCGGCAACCTGCAGGTGAGTGTGGAAGATCTTGTCAGAACCGGCGCGTTTCTGGTGGCGATGTCCCTGTGGCATAACCATCCACAGAAAACGCAGTCACCGTCAATGAATGAGGCCGTGATGAAGATAGAGCAGGAAGTGCTCACCACCTGGCCTGCCGATGCCATTGCCCGGGCGGAAGAGGTGGTGTTACGTCTGTCCGGGATGAGCGGGGCTGTTCATGCGGATACTGACAGCACCGAAGTGGCGAAAAATAACGCGCTTACTGATGATGATTTTTCTGCGGGAAAGTTTTCGACGGCGAGCTGAATTTTGCCCTCAGACTGGCGCGTGAGATGGGGAGGCCTGACTGGCGCGCCATGCTTGCCGGGATGACATCCACCGAATATGCCGACTGGCGACATTTTTACCGCACGCATTATTTTCAGGATACCCAACTGGATATGCATTTTTCCGGGCTGATGTACGCCGTACTCAGCCTGTTTTTTTGCGATCCGGATATGCATCCCTCGGATTTCAGTCTGCTGGCTCCCCGGCGAGAGGAAGCGCAGACGGAGATGCCGGATGAGGAAGACATGCTGATGCAGAAAGCGGCAGGACTTGCCGGAGGCGTCCGGTTCGGTGGGGAGGGAGGGGGCGATATTTCACCTTCTGCAGATGTGGTGGATGTCAGCGAGGATGATGTTGCATTAATGATGGCTTCAGCGGGGATTTCCGGAGGTGTGAGATATGTCCCAGCCGGTTGGTGATCTTGTTATTGACCTGAGTCTGGATGCTGTCCGTTTCGATGAGCAGATGAGCCGGGTAAGGCGTCATTTTTCAGGACTGGATACCGACGCCAGAAAAACCGCCGGTGCCGTTGAGCAGAGTCTGAACCGTCAGGCGCTGGCCGCACAAAAAGCCGGGATTTCCGTCGGGCAGTATAAAGCAGCCATGCGTACCCTGCCCGCACAGTTTACGGATATCGCCACGCAGCTTGCCGGTGGTCAGAATCCCTGGCTCATCCTGCTGCAACAGGGCGGTCAGGTGAAGGACTCCTTCGGCGGGATGATCCCCATGTTCAGGGGGCTTGCCGGTGCGATCACCCTGCCGATGGTCGGGGTCACCTCGCTGGCGGTGGCGACAGGTGCGCTGGCGTACGCCTGGTACCAGGGGGATTCCACGCTTTCAGAATTTAATAAAACGCTGGTCCTTTCCGGCAATCAGGCCGGACTGACTGCCGATCGTATGCTGACGCTCTCAAGAGCCGGGCAGGCAGCAGGGCTGACGTTTAACCAGGCGAGAGAGTCACTGGCAGCCCTGGTGAATGCCGGTGTGCGTGGTGGTGAACAGTTTGATGCCATTAACCAGAGTGTCGCGCGTTTTGCGTCTGCATCCGGTGTGGAGGTGGATAAAGTCGCTGAAGCCTTCGGGAAGCTGACCACTGACCCGACGTCGGGACTGATGGCGATGGCGCGCCAGTTCCGTAACGTGACGGCAGAGCAGATTGCGTATGTTGCACAACTGCAGCGTTCCGGAGACGAGGCCGGGGCCTTACAGGCGGCGAACGATATCGCCACGAAAGGCTTTGATGAGCAGACCCGTCGCCTGAAAGAAAACATGGGAACACTGGAGACCTGGGCGGATAAAACAGGGAAGGCATTCAAATCGATGTGGGATGCCATTCTGGATATCGGTCGTCCGGAATCCTCAGCGGATATGCTCGCCAGTGCGCAGAAGGCATTTGATGAGGCGGATAAAAAATGGCAGTGGTACCAGAGCCGGAGCCAGCGCCGCGGTAAAACCTCCTCTTTCCGGGCCAACCTTCAGGGCGCATGGGATGACCGGGAAAATGCCCGTCTGGGTCTGGCAGCGGCAACGCTGCAGTCGGATATGGAAAAAGCCGGTGAACTGGCGGCAAGGGACAGGGCTGAGCGTGAGTCGTCACAGCTGAAGTATACCGGAGAGGCGCAGAAGGCGTATGAGCGCCTGCTGACGCCACTGGAGAAATATACCGCCCGGCAGGAAGAGCTGAATAAGGCCCTGAAAGACGGGAAAATCCTGCAGGCGGATTACAACACGCTGATGGCGTCGGCAAAAAAGGATTATGAATCGACGCAGAAAAAGCCGTCCGGTGTGAAGGTGTCTGCCGGTGAGCGCCAGGAAGACCGGGCGCATGCAGCCATGCTGGCGCTTGAAACCGAGCTCCTGACGCTGGAAAAGCATGCCGGTGCGAATGAAAAAATCAGCCAGCAGCGCCGGGATTTATGGAAAGCGGAAAATCAGTATGTGGTCCTGAAAGAGGCCGCCACGAAACGGCAGTTATCTGAGCAGGAAAAATCCCTGCTGGCCCATGAGAAAGAGACGCTGGAGTACAAACGCCAGCTGGCTGACCTGGGCGACAAGGTTGAACACCAGAAACGGCTGAATGAGCTGGCACAGCAGGCGGCGCGGTTTGAACAGCAGCAGAGCGCGAAGCAGGCCGCCATCAGCGCAAAAGCCCGCGGCCTCACCGACCGTCAGGCGCAGCGGGAGTCGGAAGAGCAGCGCCTTCGTGACGTGTACGGTGATAATCCGGATGCGCTGGCGAAGGCCACATCTGCACTGAAGAACACCTGGTCTGCGGAGGAGCAGCTTCGTGGAAGCTGGATGGCGGGTCTGAAGTCCGGCTGGGGCGAGTGGGCGGAAAGTGCGACGGACAGTTTTTCGCAGGTTAAAAGCGCGGCCACGCAGACCTTTGACGGTATTGCACAGAATCTGGCAGCGATGCTGACCGGCAGCGAACAGAACTGGCGTGGTTTCACCCGTTCCGTGCTCTCCATGCTGACAGAGATTTTTCTGAAGCAGGCGATGGTGGGGATTGTCGGGCGTATCGGCAGCGCCATTGGTGGTGCTTTCGGTGGTGGCGCATCCGCTTCCACGGGGACGGCCATTCAGGCTGCGGCGGCGAACTTCCATTTCGCGACCGGGGGATTTACGGGAACCGGTGGCAAATATGAGCCAGCGGGGATTGTCCACCGCGGGGAGTTTGTCTTCACGAAGGAGGCAACCAGCCGGATTGGTGTCGGGAACCTGTACCGCCTGATGCGGGGCTATGCGGAAGGGGGGTATGTGGGTGCTGCCGGAAGTCCGGCGCAGATGCGGCGGGCGGAAGGTATTAATTTTAATCAGAACAATCACGTGGTGATTCAGAACGACGGCATCAACGGACAGGCCGGGCCGCAGCTGATGAAAGCGGTGTATGAGATGGCCCGTAAAGGTGCGCAGGATGAGCTCCGGCTGCAGTTGCGTGATGGCGGTCTGTTATCGGGGAGCGGGCGATGAAAACCTTTCGCTGGAAAGTGAAACCGGATATGGAGGTGAACTCGCAGCCATCGGTGCGTGAAGTGCGTTTTGGTGACGGGTACTCACAGCGTATGGCGGCAGGGCTGAATGCTGACCTGAAAACATACCGGGTGATGCTTTCCGTGACCCGGGAGGAGGCCCGGCATCTGGAAGCGTTCCTGGCAGAGCACGGTGGCTGGAAGGCATTTTTGTGGAAGCCACCCTATGCATACCGGCAGATAAAGGTGACCTGTGCCGGGTGGTCTGCGCGGGTCGGGATGTTGCGCGTTGAGTTCAGCGCGGAGTTTAAGCAGGTGGTGAACTGATGCAGGATATTCACGAAGAAAGTCTGAACGAGTCGGTTAAATCAGAGCAGTCACCGCGGGTGGTACTCTGGGAAATCGACCTGACGGTACAGGGCGGTGAGCGGTATTTTTTCTGTAATGAGCTGAATGAAAAAGGGGAGCCGGTCACCTGGCAGGGGCGTAAGTATGAGGCATACCCGATTGAGGGCAGCGGCTTTGAGATGAACGGAAAGGGCAGCAGTGCCAGACCGTTGCTGACGGTGTCCAATCTGTTTGGCCTTGTCACCGGGATGGCGGAAGACCTGCAGAGTCTGGTGGGGGCCACGGTGGTCCGCCGCCGGGTGTATGCCCGTTTTCTGGATGCGGTGAATTTCGTTGCGGGCAATCCGGAAGCGGACCCGGAGCAGGAGCTGAGTGACCGCTGGGTGGTGGAGCAGATGTCAGAGCTGACGGCCATGACGGCCTCGTTTGTGCTGGCCACACCGACCGAGACGGACGGGGCGCTGTTTCCCGGTCGCATCATGCTGGCGAACACCTGTATGTGGACCTACCGCTCTGATGAGTGTGGTTACACGGGCGGGGCTGTGGCGGATGAGTTCGATAAACCCACCACGGATATCCGTAAGGACAGATGCAGCAAGTGCATGCGCGGGTGTGAACTGCGCAGGAATGTCGGCAATTTTGGCGGTTTCCTTTCCATTAATAAACTTTCGCAGTAAATCCCGGTTTATGACACAGACTGAATCAGCGATTCTGGCGCATGCCCGGCGGTGTGCGCCTGCGGAGTCGTGCGGCTTCGTGATAAGCACGCCGGAGGGCAACCAGTACCAGCCGTGCGTGAATATCTCTGCAGAGCCTGAGGCGTATTTTCGTATCGCACCGGAAGACTGGCTGCGGGCAGAGATGTCGGGGGAGATTGTGGCACTGGTCCACAGTCATCCCGGTGGGCTGCCCTGGCTGAGCGAGGCTGACCGGCGGCTGCAGATAAAAAGCGCACTGCCCTGGTGGCTGGTCTGCCGGGGTGACATTCACAAATTCCGCTGTGTGCCACATCTGACAGGACGGCGCTTTGCGCACGGGGTGACGGACTGTTACACGCTGTTCCGGGATGCATACCATCTGGCAGGCATTGATATGCCGGATTTTCACCGTGAGGATGACTGGTGGTGCAACGGTCAGAACCTTTACCTGGACAATATGGAGGCAACGGGCTTTTACCGGGTGCCCCTGTCCTCTGCACTGCCGGGCGATATCCTGCTGTGCTGCTTCGGCGCATCGGTGGCTAATCATGCCGCCATTTACTGCGGCAACGGTGAACTGCTTCACCATATTCCTGAACAACTGAGTAAACGGGAGAGTTATTCCGAAAAATGGCAACGACGAACGCATTCTGTCTGGCGTCACCGCCACTGGTCCGCATCTGCCTTCACGGGGATTTACAACGATTTGGCCGCCGCCTCAGCCTGTATGTGAACACGGCAGCGGAAGCCATTCGCGCCCTGTCGATGCAGATGCCGGGCTTTCGCCTTCAGATGAACGAAGGCTGGTACCAGATACGTATTGCCGGTTATGACACGGCACCGGAGGCGGTGTACGCCCGTCTTCACGAACAGCTGGGTGAGGGAACGGTCATCCATATTGTGCCGCGACTGGCCGGGGCCGGAAAGGGTGGACTGCAGATTGTGCTGGGGGCGGCGGCCATCGTGGGGTCGTTCTTCACGGCCGGAGCCACGATGGCGTTATGGGGTTCAGCCCTGGCAGCCGGTGGTTTTTCTGCCACCACGATGCTGTTTTCACTGGGTGCCAGCATGATTCTGGGCGGTGTGGCCCAGATGCTGGCCCCGAAGGCAAAAACACCGGATTACCGCGCAACGGATAACGGCAGACAGAACACGTACTTTTCCTCGCTGGATAACATGATTGCCCAGGGTAACCCGATGCCGGTGCCTTACGGTGAAATGCTGGTTGGTTCACGACGGATATCCCAGGACATCAGCACCCGTGATGAAGGCGGTGACGGGAAAGTGGTGGTTATCGGACGGCAGGGGTAAAAAGAATAAAAAAATCCCGCAGTGATCGCGGAGCTGCGGGAGATTCAGACAAATGAAGATTAGTGTTAAGGAGTTGTTTTTTATGTCACGGCAAAAAAACACTAACGCAGCGAAATTATCAGCGCCACAGTCAGTTTGTGAAAATGTGAAGATATTCAGAATTTTTATTCCGTCATGATGCAGGCACTCTCCGGGGTGCCTGTTGTTTTTATACATCAACAGTGTCCGGCAGCGGACGATGAAGGGGGATTCCGTGGGCAAAGGCGGCGGCAAGGCGCACACACCGCGTGAGGCGAAGGATAATCTCAAATCCACGCAGATGATGAGCGTGATTGATGCCATCGGTGAGGGACCGGTGGAAGGCCCGGTGAAGGGACTGCAGAGTATTCTGGTGAACAAAACCCCGCTGACGGACACGGACGGTAATCCCGTGATACACGGTGTGACCGCCGTCTGGCGTGCCGGGGAGCAGGAGCAGACACCGCCGGAAGGCTTTGAGTCCTCCGGGGCGGAAACCGCACTGGGCGTGGAGGTGACGAAGGCAAAGCCGGTGACGCGCACCATCACGTCAGCGAACATTGACCGTCTGCGGGTCACCTTCGGGGTGCAGTCACTGGTGGAGACCACCTCAAAGGGTGACCGTAACCCCTCTTCTGTCCGCCTGCTGATTCAGCTTGAGCGTAACGGTAACTGGGTGACGGAGAAGGATATCACCATTAACGGCAAGACTACCTCGCAGTACCTGACGTCGGTGATTCTGGATAATCTGCCGCCCCGGCCCTTTAACATCCGGATGGTCAGGGAGACGGCGGACAGCACCACGGACCAGCTGCAGAATAAGACGCTCTGGTCGTCATACACCGAAATCATCGATGTGAAACAGTGCTACCCGAACACGGCCATTGTGGGGCTGCAGGTGGATGCGGAGCAGTTCGGCGGCCAGCAGATGACGGTGAACTACCATATCCGCGGTCGCATCATCCAGGTGCCGTCAAACTATGACCCGGAAAAACGCACGTACAGTGGTATCTGGGACGGCAGTCTGAAACCGGCATACAGCAACAACCCGGCCTGGTGCCTGTGGGACATGCTGACTCACCCGCGCTACGGGATGGGAAAACGCCTGGGGGCGGCGGATGTGGACAAGTGGGCGCTGTATGCCATCGGGCAGTACTGCGACCAGACGGTCCCGGATGGTTTCGGGGGCACAGAGCCGCGGATGACCTTCAATGCGTACCTGGCACAACAGCGTAAGGCATGGGACGTGCTCAGTGATTTCTGCTCGGCGATGCGCTGTATGCCGGTATGGAACGGCCAGACGCTGACGTTTGTTCAGGACCGTCCGTCGGATGTGGTGTGGCCGTACACCAACAGCGATGTGGTGGTGGATGATAACGGCGTGGGGTTCCGCTACAGCTTCAGTGCCCTGAAGGACCGGCACACGGCGGTGGAGGTGAATTACACCGACCCGCAGAACGGCTGGCAGACCTCCACGGAACTGGTGGAAGACCCGGAAGCCATACTGCGCTACGGACGCAACCTGCTGAAGATGGACGCGTTCGGCTGTACCAGCCGCGGTCAGGCCCACCGTGCCGGGCTGTGGGTGATAAAGACCGAACTGCTGGAAACGCAGACGGTGGATTTCACACTCGGGTCTCAGGGGCTGCGGCACACACCCGGTGACATCATTGAAATCTGTGATAACGACTATGCCGGGACCCTGACCGGCGGACGTGTCCTGTCCATCGATGCTGCCACCCGCACCCTGACGCTGGACCGTGAAGTGACACTTCCGGGGACAGGTGCATCGACGGTGAACCTGATTAACGGCAGCGGTAAGCCGGTGAGTGTGGACATCACCGCACACCCCGCGCCGGACCGGATACAGGTCAGTACCCTGCCTGATGGTGTGGAGACATACGGGGTGTGGGGACTCTCCCTGCCGTCACTGCGCCGTCGCCTGTTCCGCTGTGTCTCCATCCGGGAAAACACGGACGGCACCTTTGCCATCACGGCAGTGCAGCACGTACCGGAAAAAGAAGCCATTGTGGATAACGGAGCCCGCTTTGAGCCGCAGTCAGGCACCCTGAACAGCGTTATCCCACCGGCAGTACAGCACCTCACGGTGGAGGTGAGCGCAGCTGACAGCCAGTATCTGGCGCTGGCGAAATGGGACACGCCGAGGGTGGTGAAGGGCGTGCGCTTCAGTCTGCGCCTGACCAGTGGAAGCGGTGAGAACAGCCGCCTGCTGACCACCGCCATCACTGCCGATACGGAGCACCGTTTCAGTGGCCTGCCTCCCGGGGAATACACCCTGACGGTCAGGGCGATTAACAGCTATGGCCAGCAGGGCGAACCCGCCACCACCACGTTCCGGATTAACGCACCGGCAGCGCCTGCCGGTGTTGAACTGACGCCGGGGTATTTTCAGATAACGGCAGTCCCGAAACTGACCATTTATGACCCGACGGTGCAGTTTGAGTTCTGGTTTTCGGAGGCAAAAATTGCAGACGCCGCACAGGTGGAAACCTCTGCCCGTTATCTGGGGACAGGCAGCCAGTGGAGCGTCTCCGGCAGCCAGATTAAACCCGGGAAAGTTTTCTGGTTTTACGTGCGCAGCGTCAATCTGGTGGGTAAATCCGCGTTTGTTGAAGCCAGTGGACGGGCGAGCAATGATGCTGCGGGCTATCTGGAACTTTTCCGGGAAAAGATAGGAAAAACGCATCTGGCAGAGGCGCTGTGGGCAGAGATTGACAACAGTCAGCTGAAGGACGAGATGGCGGAAATGC